GTCTCGCTGCTCTACGTACCATAGAAGCCTGATAGGTGCGAAGAATGTTCACTTCCTGAACTTGATCGTATACTCTACGTAAAGCGGAATAACCACGCATAGGCACATCTGGCTGCCTACTGTAATACAACGGTATAATGGGGCTTATCGGATGCCCCGACGCATCTTTAAATGGTATTTCACTATACTTAACTTCTTTTATTTCGTCTGTTCCTTCCGGTACCAAAATACCATCATACAAGTATTTATCTCCATCTTGGTAGTCAGGTGACCAGACCATCATCTTGTCATTTACTAAGTCATAGAACTCTATAATCTCAACGTATTGAAACTCCGGTTCACTATCTTCTAGACCTTGTTTGTTGTAACCATCATCTTCATCTACTCTATCAAGAAAACGTATAAGCGGATGAGCACTAAACTTCTTTGGCCCGTATTTATCTCTGGCTTCTTTAAGCGTTAAATAATAACGATGCCCAATAAACTTTTGATCTCTCCATCCTGTTGCATCTGTATCAACAATTATATCCCAAGGGGCTACGGCGCATATGGTAACTCTTTGAAATGGATCTGGATGATCGTTGGGAACTAACTTTAAATAAGCATTGGGGTAGATAAGCGCTAAACGAGAAGCATCTTCTAACTGTGTCCGTATGTTATCCAAAAAGTTATTGCACAGTGTTTGAACGATTTGGGCATTGCCCTCACCACGTACATCACTCTGTACTACAACGGAAGGGGAGCGAGCAAACAGTGAAGCAATGTACCCCTCTACAAACTCGTAAGCACGGGACGTTTCAATAACTACCTGTTGTGGTGCTTCTAGTTTATTCCAATACCGTGTCATATAGGCGGCGCGTAATTGTCTAAGTTCTGCTCTGGCTTCATCCCAATACTTAGAATGATTGCGGTAATACATTTCAACGATACGTGGCTTCATACGTTTTTCTTCCAAGGTATAGGTTGATCTTTAATCTTCTTCGCTCTTGATTCAGAAATTAGCACATCCATTAAGTTACGTCTAGCCAAAGTTAATTTGCGCCTAGGTATATCACGTAGGCATCGATAGGCTAATGCAAGAGACATAGCAAGGTCATCGTGCATACCCCTTGGGGCTTCTGGACAAACCTTAGTTACTACTAGTGCCCTTAGTTCAGCAAGTACTTGAGCATCCATTTTCATTATCATACCTTGCGTTACATATTCGCGCAGTGTTTCATAAGCATCGAGTTTGGATTTTGTTGTTGTTGTCCAATCTTTCATATTGTGGTCTAGCCATAAGTTTTTATAACCCATATGTCTTAAACGATATATAACAACGTGACCGTGATTGTTGCTTTCGCACAGTATACGGGCATCGTTAAACCATTGCGCTATCTTTAATACTACATCAGCAAACCCAGAAGGTGATATAAGATTATTCCTATAATGATAGATAGGCTGTAGTGTAGCCATAGAGATAACAGTTATAGTAGAATAGTCTCCACCAACACCAGCAGCAACATCAACACCCATAGCATAAACATCGTCATCTCGTGGTTCCTCGTATAACCTTTCCTGACCATCAAAATGTATTTCTTCTATCTCTCGTATATCATCCAATGTAAAATAAGAAGAAGAAGCATAATGGAACGCGTCATCAAGACAACCCGGATACTCTCTTCTAAACTTTTCTAGTCCAATAGTTGCAACCTGTTGCCTTCTCCAGTTGAGTTGATCATAGGTACAGCCATAAGACTTGATCATAAACTTTTCTTCTTCGTTTGGTGTAAAGTCTTTTGGTGCTGGTAATCTATATCTTTCGTGTTGATGCCACCAATAACTGATCAAATGCCAACCGTTCTCAGGAGCACCCATAATAAGACGATGAAACACATCGCCGGGCTTATTAGGAGTACTCTCAATGATAATCTGGCCTTCTCCAATCGTGGCGATAACCTGCGCCAACATCTCTTCCCCGTCATCATAAAATGCAAACTCCGATAAATGAACTGAAGACAAAGTAAACGATCTAGTACCACCCTTACTTCCGGCAGTAAAGGAGCAAAGCTGTGCGCCCGTCCCTGCAAATTCCAGTGTAGTACTATTGTCTATACTAAGATTTTTACGCAATATATTCGGCAGCGAGTTGTGCATCATACTATCCATCTTTCGTAGATGCTTTGCTGACCGTTCGTGGAAACTAATTACACCAAACTTTAAAGGGTCTTTGGTCTGGTATGTACTCCATAGTGCATAGGCTCTTAGCACAGTACTGATACCAATCTGTCTAGGCTTCAATATGATAACCTTCTTATGGCCCTTTAACTTATGTAGTAACTCTATTTGTTCTTGGTTCGGTGTAAACTTAACCAACTTACCAGAATACTTATCCTGTATCTTTAACAACTGAATGAACTTCACCGGATCATTCAATATAGGCTCTAACTCTATTCGGATTTTCTTCGGTAACTTATCAATCATATATTAGAAGTCCTCTTTCTTACCTAACAAGATAGTATACGTGAATGTATCCCAACCATTGACTCTTCTTTGACTCTGGCACAAATCAATAAACTGATCAAAGTCATACGGATCTTTAAATACTGTACAACCAGCACTATACCGCTCTACCTTATCTGTTTTTCTATTAGCAGCAGCACGGTGTATGTTTATTCCAAAATACCCCTCATACTCTGTACCATCCATATCAAGCACTGTATCTTTATTATTATCCCGCCACACCTTTACTTTACCGTTTCGCTGGCAAAGGGCTAGATACTTGCCTCTATGTAAATCTAACTTATACACTCCTCTGCACTGTTGAGGATGAACCAATATAGCAGTACCCTGTACTCTACTTGGTTTACCCAAATGATACTGACCTGGGTCTGTTGTACAAGTAAAACTGTACTCTATCCATCTACCGTCTTCTTTATGAATACAGTAAATCCTATCATCAAAACTATTCGCATCTGTACTAGGACTACGCAACGCTATTATATTTAAATCATAATCTAAGTCACTTGTAAATGTTTTAAACCCTGCATCCCTAACTCTCTTTAACAACGGTGGCTCTACTGAACCGTATATATTCTTTTGCATACTACTCTTCTCCACAAAGATTTACTTCTATCTTAAACGACCATACACCCTTCTCATAACTTTTGCTGCCAACTATACGACGTATCTGGCTATCATCATCGTACACTATATCATTAAGCGCATCACACACACTCCCAAAACAATTCTGTATATCCCTCTTCCTCTTATCACCAAACACCACCGACAACACCATCTCTACAGGCTGGTCAGTCTTAACCCACCCGCAATGAATCATACTCTGCTTGGCTAACCATCCAACATAACCCTCGAACTCTTTTAAATCTTTTGGCTTATACATACGATTACCACGTATACCCATATTATTCTTTTTTGACGGTATCTTCCTTCGACCCAATATCAACATCTTCTTCTCCTACGAACCAAGAAACTGAACTAACACCACTTAACTGATACTTCTCAAACCAGTGATAATACTTTAAGTATCGAGCCTTCTTCCTACCCTGCCTCGGTATCTCCTCCACCACTAACCGCTGCACATCACTTATGTTTGATCGCTGATGCTCACACTGAACTACCAACAATCCTAAGTCAAACACCCTGCCTTTAAACCAACTAGGCACTGCATTAGCATAAGAAACTTTGTCATAAATATAGATGTGATAATCCCTGTTTCTACCACAGATATATACCAACTCTTCCTTGTACATCGCTAATAATTTATCAGCACTCATTAACCACCCCGCTTGTAGTTATAACTATGCTATCACACTTTATAGCACGCTTAGCAAATTTTTCCGGGAATTTTTGAGGGGTACTACTGCGTAGGAGGAAAGCAAAAGTTGGGGGAGGGCCCTCGCGCGCACGTTTTAAAGCCTCGCGCGTGCACGTTTTAAGGTATTGCGTATGTGCGTCACATATGCGCGTGTTCCCTTTTACAAAATAACCCTTCTATTCCTTATTTTTCCAGAGATATACCCCGTTCTATCGTATCCCTAGACATATCCTGTACTATCCTTATCGATATACTACTATCCTGATACCTGATATGATACTCTACTGTGGTTCATAGTTGTATACAGTTGACGAGGTTTGTTTGATTGATGGAATTATAATTCATATTGTTGTATACTTATTCTATCCCCGTCCTCTCTACGCTTGACTACTATCTTGTTGTTGTTGATATGAAATAAATTAAAATAATTACTCGACACCTGTTCAAATATGGTTAGGTATTGTTTACACTACTAACAATAACCAACAAACAACAAGGATAACTACTATGACAATAGACCTGCTAGAGTCTAAAGTTCTGACGTTGCGTCAATCGATACGGCGCAATGAGAGCTATATGTCTCGAGCTTTTGATTTAATTTGGAAGCTTGACAACTTGAGCACAAAGGACACCTACGAAGAGCAAGATAAACTTTATGATTTTATCGCGCGCTGTGAGATTGAGAACACTCGAAAACTAAATAGAATTAGTAGGCTCATCACCGCCTACAACAACAAAGGATAAAACAAATGACTACTATAACAATAACCGATAGCAAACGCTCTATCTTTACAGGTAACTTATACAACTACATGACCGTCGGTGGCTACACTAAGAGGAGCGGCGCTCCCACCAATTACAAAGTTCAGATACCCGGTTCAAATAAATGGTATCGAGTATATAACTTTTGTATCTCAAACAGTGGAACACTTTTTATCAAGACCAAACTATCTAACTTTACAGTGATCTCGAATACTTGGGATATACAATAACAACTAACCAACACAAGGATAAACTACATGACTATCAAACCTACCATCTACAAAAAGAACTATTTCAATTACCTTATGGAGTGTCTATCCGGATATGATGAGCACACCGGTACAAGACCAAAGGATATACTTGAATATAT